CTGGGTTTAACCCCAGAGCAGTATGCCCGTGAACTAACTAAATTGGAGGCCCAAAATGGCTGAAGCAAGAATAAAACGTGATGTAGATACTAGAGCAACTTTTGAACGTCCTCAACAGTGGGCGCAACCTGAGTTACTTCCTGAGCCTGATAAAGAGGCTGGGTATTCATATCGCTGGGTACGTGTTGCAAACTTGAACACTGCTGATCCACGCAATCTTTCCGCTAAATTACGGGAAGGTTGGGAGCCAGTGCGCATAGAAGAACAACCCAAATTTCAACTGTTAGTTGATCCTCAAAGTCGTTTTAAAGACAACATTGAGATCGGCGGCTTGTTGTTGTGTAAGACACCAACTGAGTTCGTGGAGCAGCGTAACGCTTATTACGCCAAGCAAAGCGCATCACAGACGGATGCAGTAGACAATAACTTGATGCGTCAAAGCGACCCAAGGATGCCACTCTTTAAAGAGAACAAATCCACGACTAGCTTTGGCAAAGGTAACAATTAACTTTTTAACTTATTAGGAGAATTAAATGGCTTATCCAACCATTTCTGCTCCCTATGGTCTAGAAGCGATTAACCGTGTTGACTTTATGCCCTATGCTGGGGCTACACGTCAACTGCCGATTGCAAGTACTTATAATACTGCGATCTACAACGGCGACATCGTTATGGTCAAAGGTGGCAATATCATCAAGTCAACTGTAACTGTTGACTCTACAACTGACAACACAGCAAACCTCACCTATGGTGTGTTTGTAGGTGTTCAGTACGTTAACTCACAGCAACAGACTGTACAAGCTCAGTATTACCCAGGTAATGCTGCCGCTAGTTCTGCTGTAGCTTATGTTGTTGACGATTCACAAGCAGCATTTAAAGTTGCTATTACTTTCTCTGGTAACACTACTGTAACTACAGCAAATTCATCTGTTGTTGGTACAAACCTGTCTATCCGTCAAGGTACCGGCTCTTCTACTACAGGTAATTCCGGTTTATCCGTTATTGCTCCAGTAATTGGTAGTGGCAATGCAGCAGCTCTGCCTGTTCGTGTAGTAGCAGTAGTTCCAGAAACCGCAACTGGCACAAACGCCTTCACAGAAGTAATCGTGAAGTTGAATAACCCACAAATTCTGTTGGCTGCGGCCCAGAATTATGTCTAAAGGAGCTACTTAAATGGCTATTTCTCGTGCACAGCTCCTAAAAGAGCTACTCCCAGGACTCAATGCCTTGTTTGGACTTGAGTACGCTCGCTACGGCGAAGAACACAAAGAGATCTATGAAACAGAGACCTCTGAGCGTTCATTTGAAGAAGAAACAAAACTGTCAGGTTTCTCTGCAGCTCCTGTCAAAAACGAAGGCTCAGCCATCGCTTATGACAATGCTCAAGAAGCATGGACAGCTCGCTACAACCACGAAACTATCGCTCTTGGCTTTAGCTTGACTGAAGAAGCAATCGAAGACAACCTCTACGATTCTTTGTCAGCTCGCTACACTAAGTCTTTAGCTCGTGCTATGGCTTATACCAAGCAAGTTAAAGCTGCTGCTGTATTGAATAACGGCTTCACTACCGGTTACAACGGTGGCGATGGCGTTCCACTCTTCAGCGCCTCACACCCATTGGTATCTGGCGGTACAAACAGCAACGTTCCATCTACTCCTGCTGACTTGAATGAGACTTCTTTGGAAGCCGCTGTAATTCAAATCGCTGCTTGGACTGATGAGCGTGGTCTATTGATCGCTGCTAAGCCTAAGAAGTTGGTTGTTCCTCCTGCATTACAGTTCGTGTCAACTCGTTTGCTCGAAACTGAATTGCGTGTTGGTACAAACGACAACGATATCAACGCTATCAAGAACAACGGTTCTGTCTCTGAAGGTTACACTGTTAACCACTTCTTGACCGACACCAATGCTTGGTTCCTGACTACTGATGTTCCAAACGGTATGAAGCATTTCATTCGTACTCCTTTGAGCAACAGCATGGACGGCGACTTCGATACTGGTAACGTTCGTTACAAGTCTCGTGAGCGTTATTCTTTCGGTTGGTCTGATCCACTCGGAATGTTTGGCTCTGCTGGCGCTTAATCAAAGCCCCCCAGCTACAAGAAAGCCCCACCCTACCCGGTGGGGTTTTTCTTTATAAAGCTTGCACTTCCCTGTAAATGTAGTAATATTCAAGAAACCGGGAAAACCGGCTTGTTAAACTGTCCCGGCAGAGGCATACACCATTAACAGGCTTGATCTTTGTATGTAAGGACAATTTATTATGGCATTAGCTACTACCTCGTCAATTTGGCGTTCAACAGGTGGCGATTCTACTCGCACCGCTTTCGCTGGCACTATGCAAATGGCTGCCCCTTTCTATATCGCTAACGTAGCCGCTGCTGGCAACGTAGTGGTTTCTTCAGTTTCTGGCGCTCCAGCGTTAATTCTTCCTGCTAATGCAGTGGTAACAGACGTTATCATTACTAATGCTGTTGGTGGAAACTCTGCAGCTAACATGGGCTTCACACCTTTAATTGGTGTAGGTCCTGGTCAAACTACTACTCTTGGCACAAACGTACCACAAGGTTTTATTGCTGCTGGTAACGTTGCTGCTCGTACAGTATTTAACGCTGCTACTGCAACTTCTGGTGCTTCTATTGGTTTGGTAGCTAATGCAACTAACTTAGTTGTTGTTACTACCGCTGCTGGTGGTGCAAACGCTGGTGCAGTTACAGGCATCATCCAGTACTTTGTAGTCGATGGTGTTTACGGCGAAGAAATCGTTTAATTAATCTAGGGGGATTCGTCCCCCACTTAAATCTTTAGGAGATTAATTATGGGTATGCAAACCGATGTACTGTCGTATCACACAAGTAGTTCAGGACTTATTTATGACGGGCGAACACGTTTAAAAGGCGTGGTTTTATCCCCTGTTGCATCTATAACTTATAACTCATGCTTTGTTGATACTGCTGGGTCTTTGACTGGAACGTATGATATTCCAGGCACAACAACTTGCACAGTAACAAGTGCTAATCATGGCTTGTCAAACGGTTCTAGAGTTGCTATTAACTTTACCAGCGGTACAGCACAAGACGATGCTTATACCGTGGCAAACGCAACGGCAAATACATTTACTATAGCTACAGCATCATTAACTACTGATGGTAATGCAACAGTGTATTCTAATATTCTTATGGAATTAGATTCTTCTTCTGGAACTGCTTTTTATACTTTAATTCCAGGCGAAGGTATTGTTGCTACACAAGGTCTAGCTGCTGTACTGCCAATTGCTAATGTAAGTGCGACTGTTTTTTACGGATAAAAATAGACCATGATGCAATACGATGTCAAATCGGCTCATGCAACTAATACAGGGCTTCTTGCAACGCAAGAACCTGTAAGATTAAAGTCTATTACGGTGACAAGTGGAACTGTGTCCGCAAGAAACACCGCTGTATGCGATCCAACAGTAAATGAGTCTGGTACGTATTCTCGTACAAGTCCAAGCACTACCATTACAGTAACCATGACAAATCATGGTTTTACTACTGGGCAAAGGGTGTTTTTAGATTTCACATCTGGAACAGGACGGGATGGTGTATATGCTGTTACAAGCACAGGAGATAATACTTTTACTTGTGCAGATGTTGCATCAACTACTACAAGCGGTAACGTTACGGCATACAGTAGTATTGCTGTAGAGATTGATACTTATAATACAGTTGGTCTGCCTATCAAGATTCCAGGAGAAGGCATTTATTGCCCTAATGGTATTTTTGTAGGTTGTGGATCTTCTGTAACTGCAACGGTGTGTTATGGCTAAGAAGACCCCATCTCTTTCCATTGGACGTGGTGAAAAGCTACCAGCTTCTAAAGGCGCTGGGCTTACAGCTAAAGGCCGTGCAAAGTATAATGCAGCAACAGGAAGTAATTTGAAAGCCCCACAACCAGAAGGCGGAGCAAGGAAGAAATCTTTCTGCGCCCGTATGTCTGGTATGCCTGGACCTATGAAAGACGAGAAGGGTAAACCTACTCGTAAAGCGGCTTCACTAGCCCGATGGAAATGTTAAAATGAGTATTGACGCAATTGAAACTGCTAGAGAATTAGCAACCCACGCTAGTAATATTGAACATCTACAAGAAGATATGGATAAAATGGTAAAGGAGATGGCTGAAATTAAAACTACTCTCCAAAACATTGAAAGAACTTTGTCTGAAGCTAAAGGTGGTTGGAAAACATTAATGGCAATTGGTGGTGGAGTTAGTCTTGTTACTGGAATTATTGGTGTAATTATTGGGTATTGGAGCAGTAAGTAATGCCTAGTACCAGCAAGAAGCAGCATAACTTTATGGCAGCTATTGCGCATAATCCTGCATTTGCTAAAAAGGTAGGAGTACCACAGTCAGTAGGTAAAGATTTTAACAACGCCGATAAAGGCAAAACTTTTAAAGAAGGTGGACTTATGAAACACGACGATATTAAACAAGATATGCCAATGATGAAAAAAGTGGCTAAGCAAGAAGTTAAAGCTCACGAAAAATCAATGCATAAAATGGCTAAAGGTGGTGTAACTCGTGCAGACGGTTGCGTTACTAAGGGTCATACCAAAGGCACAATGGTTAAGATGAAATCTGGCGGGATGTGCTAATCATGCCATACGAAGAAACAGGCAAAGAGAAGGTCAAGCGTGAAGCCTATTACAAGGCTAATAAAGAACGTGGAATCCGTCAGGAAAAGCAACGTGAATATGAAATGTTTGGCACAACCGAACAGAATATTCCTGCTGTTGACACTATGGGCAATGTTACTGGCATGAAAAAAGGCGGCAAAGTATCATCCGCTTCTAAACGTGCTGACGGTTGCTGTATTCGTGGAAAGACAAGAGCATGAGACCATCTCGTGGTATGGGTGATATCGCCCCTTCTAAAATGCCTAAAGGTACTAAGAAACCCCGCAGGGATAACACGGACTTTACTCAGTTTGCTGAAGGTGGGAAAGTTAAACCAGGATTATATGCAAATATTCATGCGAAGCAAAAGCGTATTGCTGCTGGCTCTGGTGAAAAGATGCGTCCTGTTGGATCTAAGGGTGCGCCTACTAAAGCGGCATTTACTCAATCTGCTAAAACAGCGAAGAAAAAATAATGGCAACAACTGGAACAACCGCATTTAATCTAGATGTAAATGATCTAATCGAAGAAGCATTCGAGAGATGCGGCAAAGAGCTGCGTACTGGATACGATTTCCGTACCGCCCGTCGCTCTTTAAACCTATTGACCATTGAATGGGCTAACCGTGGTATTAACCTTTGGACAGTAGAACAGGGCGTTATTCCAATGGTTACAGGACAGGCTATGTACCCATACCCAGCAGATACCATTGACCTTATGGACATGGTTATCCGCCAAAATAACGGTACTTCTAACCAAATAGACATTAATATCAGCCGTATTGCAGAGCCGACCTACATGAGCTTGCCTAATAAGCTCGCACAGGGGCGACCGATTCAGGTGTACATCAACCGTCAGTCAGGTCAAGAAAACCTCTCAGACGCCCTTTTAAGCGCTAATATAAGCTCTACTGCCACAACCATTGATCTAACCTCTACAAGCGGTTTAACCTCTTCTGGATTTATCAAGATTGATAACGAGACAATTAGCTATCCAAACATTAACGGAAACCAGTTAATCAACTGCGCCCGTGGTCAGAACGGAACTACTGCTGCAGCTCATACAGCTAACGCTACAGTTACTGTACAGAACCTGCCATGTATTAACGTATGGCCTACGCCTAACTCGCCTGGAAGCCAATATACATTTGTGTACTACCGCTTACGCCGCATTCAAGATGCTGGATCTGGCATATATGTACAAGATATCCCATTTCGCTTTATTCCTTGCATGGTTGCTGGACTTGCTTATCAGTTATCCACCAAGCTTCCTGATGTAGATATGAACCGTATTCCTATGTTAAAGATGGATTATGAGGAGCAATTTAGGTTGGCGGCTGAGGAGGACAGAGAGAAAGCTCCGATCCGGTTTGTGCCTCGGAATATGTTCTACGCAAGGTAAGATATGCCCAATCAATTTGCATCAGGTAAGTACGCAATTGCGGAATGTGACCGATGTGGTTTTAGGTACAAGCTTTCGGATCTTAGAACAGAAGTTGTAAAGACCAAGCCGTTCAAGATTAAAGTTTGTCAATCATGTTGGAACCCCGATCAACCTCAGTTACAATTGGGTATGTATCCAGTGAACGATCCGCAGGCGGTTCGGGATCCACGCCCTGATGTAAGTTATCGGCAGTCTGGTACCAATGGTTTACAGATTAATATTAATGGTGGAACTGGTCCAGATGGTCTAGGAAATCCAGATATGGGTAGTAGGATTTTTCAATGGGGCTGGAATCCGGTAGGTGGTGCAAGGTTGTTTGATACTGTTTTAACGGAAAATGACTTGATTGCATTGGGACAAGTGGGTACAGTAACGGTTAGTATAACTTAGGAGTCATTATGACATTCAAAAAAGCAGCAGACGGCGTAACAAAAACTGGTAAAACCAAAGGTAAAAACCTTGGCGATACAGGTCCAACCTTAGCCATTCAAACTGGCAAAGGCAAAAAAGGTGCATCTACCGTTACTGGAGCAGCAATGAAAGCTGTTGGCCGTAACTTAGCTCGTGCAAAAAATCAGGGGTAATCATGGCTAAATTTTCTAAAAAAGTTATGGGTAAAGAGGTAGGCAGTGCTGATGTCTACGCTCAGCCGCATACTATGAAAGGCACTGCAATGAGTGCAAAAGATGCAATGCTATCTGTTAGCCGTAAGCCTGATCCAACTCGCCAAGTAGCGGGTGATTTCAAGCCAGGAAAGCCAGCAGCTCGTGTTAGCTTAGGTGATCCAGATCGTGACGATGTTAAGACTGATGGAATTACTATGCGTGGTTATGGTGCTGCAACTAAAGGCATCAAATCTAGAGGACCAATGGGTTAATGAATTACGCAGAACTATTTCAGCAAGTACAGACGTATACAGAGAATATCTTTCCTGATACGTTTGTAGAGCTGTCTGGTGGTAATACGAGTACGGTTAATGTAACCACTCAGATTAACACCTTCATTGAGCAGGCGGAAGAGCGTATTTATAATACGGTGCAGATTCCTTCTTTGCGAAAGAACGTTACTGGTACTGCTACAACAGGCAACCCATACCTATCATGCCCAGACAATTATCTGTCTACTTTTTCCATGGCGGTAATTAAAGCGGATGGTTCTTACGAATACTTGCTAAATAAGGATGTTAACTATATTCGCCAAGCGTATCCAAGCCCAACAGCTACAGGATTACCACGTTATTACGCATTGTTTGGTTCACAGTACAGCAACCTAAATGAACTAGCTTTCATTATGGGTCCGACTCCTGATGCCAATTACAGTGTAGAACTCCATTATTTTTACTATCCAGAGTCAATTGTTACTTCTGGTACTTCATGGCTTGGTGACAACTACAGTCCTGTTCTATTGTATGGAACATTGGTTGAGGCTTACACCTACATGAAGGGTGAGGCTGACATGATTGCTATGTACAACTCTAAGTACACAGAAGCTATGGCTCAACTCAAGCGCCTCGGTGATGGTCTTGAGCGTGGTGATGCTTATCGTGATGGTCAAGCCAGAGTCAAGGTCCTTTAATGCCTATCTATCAAAGTCAGACCGATTCCTTTAAAGTTCAGCTCTTAAATGCGCAGCATAACTTTTCGGCTAATACTTTCAAAATTGCCTTATATCAGGGGTCTGCCAGCATTAGTAACTCCACAACAGAGTACATCTCTACAGGAGAAGCCGATGGAACTGGCTATACGGCTGGTGGAAACACCTTAGTTGTAACTCAAACCCCTACCAACACGGGTAACGTGGCATTCATTTCTTTTGCCAATACTGCGTGGAGTTCGTCTACAATTAGCGCTGCGGGAGCTTTGATTTATAATAGTTCCTTTAATAATGCGTCAGTTGCGGTATTGAATTTTGGTAGTACGGTTGCAACAAACAACCAGACATTTAACATTTATTTTCCAGCGGCCCTTGCAAACACCGCTATTATTCGCATAAGTTAGGAGCTTTTTATGAGCAGTGAAATCGCAAAATTTGGTGATACTGTAGGTGCTACTGCAGAACTAGGCGGAGGCTCTGTTGAGTCTGTAGGCTTAGCAGGCGTATACACTTTTACTTGTATCGGTTCTGATGGTACAGAAAAATGGAACGACGTTATTGAGAACTTGACTACTAATACTGGTCGTCAAAGTTTATTGAACGCATACTTCGCTAACACAGGTGGTGGTGCTGTTGTGATGGGTTTAGGTGGTGCTAACGCTAGCAACACATTTACTCCTGCTTACACAGATACACAGGCTAGTCACGTTGGTTGGTATGAAGTTGGTGGATCTAACGCTCCTACCTATTCTGGTACACGCAAGACTCCAGTATTTAGTTCTGCTACTTCTGCTAACCCATCAGTGTTAACTACTTCTGCTGCTGTCGTATTTAGTATGACAAGTTCAGGAACTGTTTATGGTGCGTTTATCAATATTGGCGGTTCTTCTACTATTGACTCTACTACTGGTACTTGCTTTAGTATTGGTGCGTTCACGGCAGGGTCAAAGACGGTAACTTCTGGCGACACAATAAACGTAACTTACACACTCAGCGCTGCTGGTTAAGGAGCCGTAAATGGCTCTGGTGCTTAAGGACCGTGTATTAGAGACGGCGAGTAGCCCCGGCACAGGTACAGTAACATTACTTGGTGCCACTACTGGCTATCAAACCTTTGCTAACGGTGTTGGCAATTCCAACACGACCTATTACACCATCGCTACAGTTGGCGGTGCTGAATGGGAAGTTGGTATTGGTACATACTACAGTGCTAATAACTCTGTGGTGCGTAACACCGTCATTTCATCTAGCAATGGTGGTAGCCTATCTAACTTTAACTCTGGCTCCCAATCGGTCTTTGTAACCTACCCTGCAGAACAATCCGTCTACTTAGATACTAGCGGTAATGTATCTGCTTTAGGCAATATTACTTTAGGTACATGGAACGCTAATACAATCGGCGTTGCTTACGGCGGTACTGGAGTTACAGCTTCATCTGGCGCTAATAGCGTAGTGTTGCGTGATGCAAATGTAAATATTGATTTTAATAATTGGTTGCCCGGCTTTACTGCAACCACATCAGCAGGCACAACAACCACATTAACCGCCGCATCTACTTACTACCAGCGTTTAACTGGTACCTTAGATCAAACATATCAACTTCCAAATGCAACAACTTTAGCTGCGGGAGCTGCCTTTGTATTTAACAATGACTCTACTGGTAATTTAAGCGTCTATGATGCCTCTTCTGGCTTGGTTGACTTAATACCGGGCGGTGGCATTGACGTTGTTACACTGTTAGCCAATGGTTCAAATACTGGTACTTGGAGCAAACATGCGCTACTTCCAGCAACCGTAAACTGGGGTACAACAACTGCCAACTTTGGTGGCACGACTATTTCCAACGCAACATGGAATGCAACCACAATTGCTACAGCATACGGCGGTACAGGTTTAACTACTTTTACAGCCAACGCTGCGGTCTATGCTACATCCAATAGCTCTTTAACTACAGGCACTCTCCCTGTTGTAGCTGGTGGTACTGGGATTACCAACCTAACCGCTAATTACATTCCTTACGGTAACGGCACAGGCGCCTTTGCTTCTTCGTCTAATCTGTCGTTTGCAAACAACACAGTTGAAGCGCCGTACTTTAGTGCTACAGCCGACATTTCCGCAAACGTAGCTTATGGTGCATTTAGAGACGGCACTTTAGGTTATTCCGATACAGGCATCTTTGGTTCGTTTGTTCACGCAGAAAACGGCTACGGACAATGGATATTACAGAATACTAGTAGCGGTAATGCTGCTTCTGCAGACTATATTGTTAGCAATGACTTAGGAACCAAAGGATCTTACTACGGTGACTTTGGTATTAATGGATCTACCTTTGCTGGACCCGGAAGCCTCGCACTGCCTAATGCTGTCTATGTCTATTCTGTAAACGGTGAATTGGTCCTAGGTACTACTACTAATAACGGCGTCCGTATTGTTACCAATGCTAGCAACGTAGATGCTATGACGATTAACTCAACCAATGCGGTTGCGTTTAATGGAAACTTTGGCGTTAATACCTACCTGTTGCAGTCTACTGGTAATGCTACTGCTCCTATCTGGCAGTCTCCAGCGAATATCTCTGCTGGTTCGGTAGTCAGCTTATTGACCTTTACCAATACAGGTAACGGCGCAGCGACTGGCGTAAGCTTTAACGGTAGCGCAGCTCAAGTAGTTTCTTCCAACACGATCCTGCCAGATCAGTCTGGTAATGCAAATAAGTACCTTAAAACTGATGGCGCTAATGCTTTATCTTGGTCTACTATTGACGCCGCTTTAGCCACAGGTAATAGCGCAATCATTTTAAATAACGTTAACATTACCTCAAATGCTACAATAGCTGCTGGACAAAATGGCTTCTCTGTTGGACCAGTTACACAGGCTAACGGTGTGTCAATTACTATTGCAAGCGGTCAACGCTGGGTGGTTATCTAATGAGCGTAATACAAGCTGGAAACACGACTACTACATCGCTTATTTATACGGGCGATACAACTGGCAATCTAGTCTTTACGACTGGAGGAGCTAACACGGTTGCTTTAACACTAAGCAATACACAAGCTGCTACTTTTGCTAGTAATGTAATAGTTACTGGATCTATAACAGCAACTGGAGGAGTGATTCAGGGTGCAAATGCAGCGCCTGCCTTTAGTGTATATCCAAATTCAAATACTGCTTTAACTGCTGGAGTTAACGCATTAATTGCTTTAGGTGCAAAAAACTTTGACACTAATACTTGTTTTAACAACACAGGAAGCACAGCCACATTAAATGGTTTGTCTGTACCAGCTTATGCTTTTTGTCCAAATGTTCCGGGTTACTATCAAGTAACTTTTGCTTTTGCTGGAAATAATGGGGCAGCCCAAACAACCCAAGGTGCATTGTATAAAAATGGTAGTGCTTATGCGAGTGGTGGTTGGTTAACCAATAGCGCTTCTGGCGGTGGAGCTTGTTTGGGAACAACTTTGGTGTATTTGAATGGAACTGGAGATTATATTCAGTTTTATGTTAATTCAAACCTAACAATGGGAACTACTGTCAGTTCTTATTATTCATATTTTACTGGCTTTTTAGCAAGAAGCGCTTAATTTAAGGAAACAAACATGCCATATTTTGCAAAAATTCAACCAACTAGCTTAGCTACCAAATTTATGGTAACTGATGTGATCTCGGCTGACCAAGATTTTATTAATTCGGGCGCTGTCGGATCTCCAGCAAACTGGGTTCAGACCAGCTACAACACTCATGGAAACGTGCATTACGCACCATCTCCCCCTGCAGAGCCAAATACTCCAGACGGTGGCGTACCATTGCGTGCAAACTACGCTGGTATTGGATATACATACGATTCATCAGTAGTAATTGATGGTGTTGTTGGCGTATTCTACGCACCACAACCTTATCCAAGTTGGATCCTCAATACATCTACTTACTATTGGGAAGCTCCAGTGCCTTACCCTGATGACGGCAAAGCATATTATTGGGATGAAGCTACTTTATCTTGGGTTTTAATAGAACCACAGCCTTAAGGATTTGAAATGGCGCTGATACTTGACGGAACCAATGGGATTATTTATCCCGACAATAGCACTCAGAAAACCTCTGCGTTGTATATAAACAACCAGACTATTTCTACAAGCATTACTTTTGCGTCGAATACTAGCGCCTCCGCAACAGGCCCGATTGCTTTGGCTAACGGCGTAACAGTAACCTTGCCTTCTGGCGTCCGTTGGGTGGTACTATAATGCCATCAATTATTAATGCATCCAACTCTACAGGCTTAACGCTTACCAGCGATTTAAGTGGTCAATTACAGTTTCAGAACAACGGCGTTAACTTGCCGATGGGCGGCGTTGCCCCAGCTTTCTTGGCTTACCCAAGCACAAACGTAACCATCACCAGTGGAACACAACCTGTAATGGTTAATAATACAGAAGTGTTTGATACGGCTTCTTGCTTTAATAATACAGGATCTACTGTCGGTGGAATTCCAGCTTATGCTTTTTTACCAAATGTGGCTGGATATTATTTATTTACAGTAGTTTGTACTAACGAAGCATCAACAGCACCCACAAGATTTGCGTTACACATTGATAAAAATGGTGTTGCTCAGCGTGTTGCGGATAATTTTAGTACCCTTCCATCATGCATGGGTGGTTCTGTTTTGTTATATATGAACGGAACTACGGATTATGCAACTGCATCACCGTATATAGCTGCTACTACTGCAATATACAACGGTACTATTGTTCAAACAAGATTTTCTGGCTTTTTAGCTAGGGGCGCATAATGGCTTTATATCTAACAGGCAATACCTCTAACATTACTATTGATAGCACTAGCGGGATTACTTTTCCTAATGCGACATTGCAGGCTAGTGCTGGTAGTGTATTGCAAGTCCAAAGCTCTACTTTTGCAAACACCACTACAGTTAGCGCAGGATCTTTTATTGATACTGGTGTTACTGTCAACATTACTCCAAAATTTTCTACAAGCAAAATATTGGTTCTTGCAACAATTCAATGTAGCGGTACTGGAAGTAACTATGTGCGTATTAACTTAGTCAGGAATGGAACTAATATAGGGCAGCCAGATAATCTTGGCTCTCAGCCATCTACTGCAAATCAATATGTTGGTGACTTAGGTATTTCTAGTGAAGTTTATAATGTAAGTATAAACTATTTAGATTCTCCAGCAACAACATCCGCACTTACATATAAAATACAAGCCTATTCTGGCACAACTGCTTATGTAAATACTCGTGCCGATGGCATTGGAAGGCAGATTTCAACTATAACCGTTATGGAGATAGCAGCATGATTAATTATGCACAAATTCTTACCATAAATTATGTTGGATCTCAGTGGTCATTAATGGGGGACTCCTATGATGGTTTGAATTGGTTATCTAGCACCCCAAAACCAACTCAAGAAGAGTTAGATGCTTTATGGCCAGCAACTCAAGAGTCTATAGATAAAGAAGCTTGCAAAAAAACTGCATCTAGTCTTTTGTATGAAACTGATTGGACTACCATTCCAGATGTTGCAAATCCAGAAAACAATCCATACCTTGTAAACCAAGCTGAATTTTTTGCCTATAGAAATACCATTCGTGGTTATGCAGTTAATCCTGTGGCTGACCCAGTATGGCCTACACAACCAACAGAACAATGGAGTAGCTGATGCCATACGGAATCTTAGCCGCCGATCAAATTCAGTCTAGCGTAACTGGCGTAAGCCTTGGCGCTGGTAATGCTTCACGCTTTAAGAACCGTATTATTAACGGTGATATGCGTATTGACCAGCGTAATGCTGGGGCTTCAATAACTCAATCTACATCTGTTCAATACATAGTAGATAGATTTGCCTTATATGGTAGCGTAGCCTCCAAATGCACAGGTCAGCAAAATGCGGGTGCTGTAACACCTCCAACAGGGTTTACAAACTATAGCGGTGTTACATCATCTTCAGCTTATACAGTAGGCGCTAGTGAACAATTTTTGTTATGGCAAAGAGTTGAAGGACTTAATGTTGCAGACTTAGATTGGGGAACAGCCAATGCCAAAACTATTACTTTATCGTTTTGGGTTCGTAGTTCATTAACTGGCACATTTGGTGGAATTGTTAAAAACTCAGCATCAACGTATGCTTACCCATACACATATACAATTTCAGCAGCAAATACTTGGGAACAAAAATCAATAACGATTGCTGGACCAACCACAGGAACATGGCTCACTACTAATGGTATTGGTATGAATGTGTACTGGGGGCTTGGTGTAGGTGCAACATTAAGTGCTGCTGCAGGTGCTTGGATTGCAGGAGATTACTCCTCAGCCACAGGCGCAACATCCGTAGTAGGCACAAATGGTGCAACATTCTACATAACAGGCGTACAACTAGAAGTAGGTAGCTCTGCTACTGGATTTGAGTATGTTGATTATACAACTCAGCTAGCTATGTGTCAGCGCTATTTTCAAACCAATTTAAGGTTTGGTGGAGCATCACAAGGCGGTTCAGCAGATGCTATGTTATCAGCAGTATTTCCAGTAACTCTTAGAACAACACCAACAATGGGTGTAACAGGAGTTATTGGAGTTTATGATGGAGTAGGAAACTATGCCCAATCGTCAGCTTCAGCAGGGGGGTATTTAGGAAATGCCCAAGGTGGTCTTTTATTGCCTGGTAACTTTACAGGATTAACAGCATACAGACCTTGCATAATGAATACAAATGCTGGAGCTGGTAGCTATACAGCATCTGCGGAGTTATAAAATGTACACATATCAATATTTTTTAGACCCAGTAACTAAGCAAAATGCTGATTATTGCATTATACGATTGCCAGATGGTGCTTGCGTTCCAAACGACCTAGAAAACACAGACTGGCAAGCCTATCAAGAATGGCTAGCACAAGGCGGAGTCCCGCTCCCACCGGATGCTTAAATGTCATCCATAAATGCTGTTCCTGATCCACAAGTTGGACTGCTAGAAACAAAGGCAGACGGGACAGCTACACTTGCATTACAGACAAACGGCGCTAATGCAGTAGTTATAGATTCTAGTCAGAACGCCAATATGTCTTCAACTGGACAGTTTGGTGTACCTGTTGGTACTGCCGCACAACGTCCTACACCGACTAACGGTATGATCCGTTACAACACTTCCAACCTATCGTTTGAAGCTTACATTAATTCTGCTTGGGTTAATTACGGGCCAGTTATTGTTGATGCGCTAATCGTTGCTGGGGGCGGTGGAGGTGGAGCTGCAATTGGAGGTGGAGGCGGTGCTGGTGGAGTTATATCATTACCAAAACTTAATTTAGCACCTAGCACAACATATACATTTGTAGTTGGTGGCGGTGGTGCTGGCAGTGCAAATGGGGCATCTACAACCGCATTTGGTGCAACTGCATTTGGCGGCGGAACCAGTGGCTCACATGATGCTGGCATAGGATATAACGGAGGCTCAGGCGGTGGAGCGGCATCTAATAATGGTGTTCTTAATACTGGAGGAACCTCAACTGGAAATTCTTTAGGTGAAAATACTGGAATTATTTATGGTAACTCTGGTGGCAATATGTATGCAGCTAGAGCTGGGTCTCCAACTAGAGGTGCTGGCGGAGGTGGTGCTGGCTCTCAAGGATCAAATACAGATTCAAATGTAGTAACCGCAAGCAATTCCACAGGAATAGGTGCTGGTGGCGCTGGAATTTTATCAACCATTACTGGTTCTTCTTTATATTTTGGTGGCGGTGGCGGCGGTGGTGGATATTTGAACGGCTTTGCAGGCAATGGCGGCATAGGTGGTGGCGGAGCTGGCAGTTGTAATGGAGCAACAGGCGCAGCTTTAGGTGGTGGCAGCTCTATCAACTCTGGAGCTAATGGCGGAACTACTGATAACGTTGTTGGTGGAGCAGGCGGAGCTAATAGTGGTGGCGGTGGCGGTGCTGGCTCATGGAGTACTGGACCCGGCGGAGCAGGCGGCTCTGGAGTAGTTATTTTGTCCATTCCTACTGCACGATATACTGGAACAACTACAGGCACCCCCACAGTTACAACTAGTGGATCAAACACTATATTAAGGTTTAATGCATCAGGATCTTATACAGCATGAGTACAATCATCAACGCCTCTTCTGCTGGATTATCTGAGTCTGTAGATACGTCTGGAGTATTGCAACTTCAAACTGCAAATACGGCGGCATTAACTATTAGTACTACACAAGATGTGTTCTGTAATTCCACGGGCGCTGTTGTATTGGCATCTGGAACGACAGCACAAAGACCAGCCTCTCTTGTTAATGGAATGATGCGTTATAACACTACGATAAACCAAATAGAGGGATATGCCAATTCTGCTTGGCAAGTTATTACATCTATTTCATCAGCTACATATACGGCTAGTTATTTAGTAGTAGGTGGCGGTGGCGGCGGCGGAGCATTTGGTGGAGGCGGTGGCGCTGGTGGATTATTAGCTGGTAATACATCCATTTATAGAGGCATTGTATATCCAGTTACTGTAGGCGCTGGAGGCACGGGTGGGACTGCTGATTTAAACCTAGGACTAAACGGGCAAAATGGCAACCCTTCTTCTGTATTTCAATTTACATCATATGGTGGAGGAGGCGGTGGATCTCGTTTTGGAGGTACGGCTACTCCAGCTTATCGTGGTAATGCAGGTAATGACGGAGGTTCTGGCGGTGGTGGCGGTAACTCAGATAGTGGTGCCGCCGGCGTAGGTGGTTCTGCAAAAGCAAGTCAAGGATCCGCTGGAGGTGCTGGTGGAGTTGGAGCTACAGGAACGCCAAACTATTCTCATGGTGGTGGCGGTGGAGCTGGTGGAGTTGGAGGTACTGGAAAAGCTAATGGTACAGTTGGAGCCTTTGGTGGTGTTGGTTTAGCATCAAGCATTACTGGATCATCTGTTTTTTATGCGGGTGGCGGTGGCGGTGGAATTTATAGTACAGGAACAGTAGGCCCCGGTGGTAATGGCGGCGGTGGCGCAGGCGGTGGAAATACATCTGGAGGCACTGCAAATACTCCAGCAGCTATATCTGGAACGGCTAATACTGGAGGTGGCGGTGGCGGTGGGTCCTATGGTGGAGTAGGTGGCTCAGGCGGATCTGGCGTAGTAATTATTTCTATAGCTACTACAAACTATACCGGCACCACAACAGGTAGCCCTGCAGTCACAACCAACGGTAATAACACTGTACTAACATTTACAGCAAGTGGATCATATACAGCATGAGTATTATATTTAACGCCAATGCTAGTGGGATAGTTCAGACTGTAGATACTACTGCGTCTATTCAATTGCAAACCGCAAATACAACCGCAATTACTATTAGTAACGCTCAGGCTATTACATTTAACTCTACTGGCGCTGTTAAGGTTCCTGCAGGAACAACCGCTCAAAGACCAACCGCCGTCAATGGATCAGTGAGATATAACAGTACTACTGCACAATTTGAGTTTTATAACAATAATGATTGGTATGTTCCAACTACAATTTCTTTGCCGGTAAATACTGTTGCGCCTGTTATTTCTGGAGGCACAATAGTTGGAAACACTCTTAGCTCAACAACTGGCACATGGTCAAACTCTCCAACTAGTTACGGATACCAATGGAGAGCTAATGCGACAAATATTACTAACGCTACTGCCAGTACTTTTGTTTTAACATCTACACAAAACGGCGCTAACATTACATGTAATGTGACTGCTACTAACTTAGCTGGAACTGCAAATGCAGTAACTTCTAATACTCTTGGTCCAGTTTCTAGCCAATACACTATTACTTATTTAATGGTCGGCGGTGGCGGTGGTGGCGGAATTTATTACAACGGTCAACATACTGGTGGTGGCGGTGCTGGCGGTTATAGAACATCATCACTTACAGCAACTGCTGGAACAGTATATACAGCTATTGTAGGTGGCGGTGGCGGTGCTGCTGGCGGTGGCGGTGGTACAACTTTAACAGGACAAACAACAGCTAATGGTGGTGGTAATGGAGGTAGCTCTGGTAATAATGGTGGTGCTGGTGGCTGTGGAGGGGGCGGTGCTGGTTACAACGACGGTGGCTTGACATCTGGTGGTGCTGGTTCTCAAGGGGGAGCAGGTGGCGGTGGTGGTTATGTTCCCGGTGGTGGAGCAGGTGGCGGTGGTGGTGGAGCTGGCGCTAATGGACAAGCTGGTTATTATGACTACCTTAGTAGAGGTGGTGCTGGTGGATCAGGTTTAGCTAGCAGCATTACAGGTTCTTCGGTTGCCTACGCTGGCGGTGGCGGTGGTACAAGTTGGGATGTTAATGGCGCTGGTGGTGCTGGTGGTGGAGGTAGTGGAGGTGGTGCTGGCGCTGCCAATACAGGTGGTGGCGGTGGTGGATACAGCGCTAATGGTGGTTCAGGCGTGGTAATCTTATCAGTTCCATCATCAAGCTACTCTGGCGTAACAACTGGTTCACCAACAATAACTACCAGCGGATCAAACACAATTATTAAATTTACTTCTAGCGGAACCTACACGGCCTAATTATGTTTGGTATAAGCGCATTTGCCCAGTCACCATTTGCTTCTTTAGCAGGCAATACTTTTAATGCTGCGCTAGCGGAATCGTTGACTTTATCGGATGTCTTTGCATCTAGTGCCAACTTTACTGGAGTAACGTCTGAATCTTTTGCGTTATCTACAGATGACAGCCCAGTATTTGAATTCTTTGTATTTAGCAGCGATACGATTTCCTTGTTGGACGCTGCAAATGGCGCTTGGAATACATCTGCCCAGTCTAGCGAGATCTTTACATTAACCGATACTCCTGAAGGCGCATGGGATACTTACGCTCTTCAAGAAGAAGCATCAGATTTTACGGAAGCAATTAGTACCCAAGTAGCGTTCTTTGCCACTGATGAAGAGACCGCAAACTTAACGGAAACCCAGTCTACTCAAGTTGTTTTTACAACGACTACGGCTGAAAACGTTACTTTAACTACCGTAGAACTAGGTCCTCAAGGCTTTGCCGTAAACACAGAAGATACCGTAACCCTAACTGACCTGTATGATTCTACCGCCAACTTTGCCGGTGTTTTGGATGATTCTTTTAATATTACGGATGACCAGCCCGGCGTATTTGAGTTCTATGTAACAGACGCAGAGTTCGTTGATGTACTAGATACTTACATTGGAACAGTAGATAACCCTGTAGATCGTGGAGAATTTGTTACCTTAACAGACTCTCAATCTGCACGCTATGACTGGGTTGGTGCTT